ACCACCACCCGCGCCCACAGCCCGCACAATGGCATAGCTCATTGCAGGATTTTTTGTGTAAATTCCAGATGTTGGAAATGGAATTATGTTTAATACCCGCCCACTTAATGTCCCGTCGCTTGAACCCAGGTTTTCGAGAGTCTGGGCGACAGCAGCCGGTCCAGCGGCAGCAATTTCGCCCAGGTTGTTGCCGACCTGCAGTACCTGTTGAATTTGCGGCGCTTGATTGGGTTTAACTGCTGCCAAAACTGGTAATGGCGCGCTTGATACATTCCACAACATCCATGCTGTTAACGTGCCATTCCATTTGACTTCACAAATTGAACCAGCAGGAATTTCTGTCCCCACCAATGCTTGCCCCGCTTTCGTTAAAATTGGAGAAGCCCCCAGTCCGTTAGGGTTAAATGTTGACGCGCCATTGTTTGCCGTTTTTGCTTGGAATGACAGCGTGGTGCCGGTAGTAATAGACAGCAGAGCCGGAAAATATTGAGCCGCGTAAGCATTAGCGGATCCCGTATCAGCAGCATAAGTCATAAGCTTGCGCTGGATTCCGTCGACCAAACCATATGACGGTAGAAATGGAGCGCCAGCAGCATAGGCAATATTGGCCGCCGTGATACTGGTTGCACCCTGCGCCACAGTGATCACATACAAGGCCGTATAGCCGGTATCGACTGCAGGCGTAGTTTGAGTGCCAATGGTGGCCGCAACACCTGGTTTTAGTGCAAGCGTACAGATACCGGCTCGATACGTGTTTTGCGCTGTCCCCGAGTTATTTGGCCCGCTGTATGCGACTTTTGGATTTGTCGAGTTGTAGTACTGAAGCAAAGTAAGGCCGCTATCACTGTCTGTATAAGCAGCTTCAACAAGATAATTTATTGCGTAGCCAGCAATTGACGGCGTGGTAAGTGTGAATTGGGTAGCATCCAGCACAATGCCTTGTTTTAGGATGCTGTGCGTTGTGTCGGCTGCAAGAGAGGAATAATCCGTACCGTCGATATTTTCCAGGCTATAGATTTCGCCTGGTGCCACGTTCACAACCATGCTTGCCGGGCTGGTTGGTATACAGGCTAGTCCGTTAACATACGTGTTGCTGCCCATAATTACGGCAGCCAGTTTTGCCAGGCCAATCATGGCAAATTTATTCGTATACAGTAAATCAGTTTCCTGGGGGACTGCGCCCGGATATACAAGCTGACGATGCATAATTTTTTTCCATAAAAAAAACCAGCCGGAGCTGGGTTTGACGGATGTGAGAAAGGTTGAAATCAGGTTATTGCAGACAGACCCAAATAGTTGTGCCTTCGAGTTTTACGGAGTTGATTGCTTCATAGATTTGCGCATCGGTTACAAATGAGCTTGAGCCAGTAACTTCAGCAGCCGCAACATACTCACCTTGCGATGCCACGCTGTAGCCGGATACCGTTGAGCCATACCCTGCAATATAGGGGAAGCCCGATCCCGTAGGTCGGAAAGCCGTCACGAAACATTGGTACGGTGTCAGCATTGAGCCGTATGCCCCTGCGACTCCATATCCGATGTTTGGCGCGCCATACGCTCCACAGTCTTGCGGGCGTGTCGGCTCAATCACAATCGGCGTATTGCCTGTCAAATCCTCCAAAATAGATATCAGCCCGGCGCGGGTACCACGCTCGCGGAACATGTTTATCTTGATAGTGTTGAGAAATGACTCATCCGACTGCCCGGATGAACGCTGGATGTTATCGCCAAAAAAGTCATACGCGGCCAAATCCAACCAGCCGCCGGTTGATGTCAGAATGCGCGTTTGTAGAACGGCGTAAGCATACAACGAGTAACACCATGCCCATGCCGCCGCGCCAGCAGCTACCAGCGCATCAACTATCGGGTGTGACCCGTCATCGCCGAACCATCCTTTCGGTAGTAATTTACTGATTCTATTCTCAAAATCGTTTTGGTCACCTGTTGCCATAATCTCTCCTTAGCTCGCGACCACGGTACCGGCGCGGATAACCTGCTTAACTGATGCTGATAGGTCGACGGCAACCCCATTTATTGTGATATTGGTAGCATTCGTGACGTAAGAGCTGGCGTTATATGCCAGTGCGGCAAGTTGCGTAATGGGTAACACCTGCCCCAACGTCAGAGTGGACAAATACGACTGAATGGCCGTATCAACCAGAGTTACAACGTCACTATGTGTCGCTGATGCCGATGTTGTAATGGTCATGGCGATATTTGCTGGCTGCAGGACGGGCGGGAATACACCGAATGAGATGCAGCAGCCGCGAACTGCGTCGATTGCTTCATATACCGTTTCTATGAATGAGCTCGGGGGATTGCCGCTGCCGTCATCAACCACAGCATAAAAATAACCGTACTGTGTTGCTCCGGCGTAATTCTGGTTTTCGACAACTTGATAACTCACGCCGGGCTGAATACTCGCAATGGCGTATTCGATAGCGGCCAGCGTGCCTTTTGACAGCGATGAAATCCATAGGACAAACCGCGCGCGGGCGGCAGGATCCGTTTCAGCATCAGTACCGTTTGAGAAGGTATTGGCGTTGTTCACGGTATCGATGTACTGGATACCCTTAGTTATTACCGTAATTGTTCCAGCAGAAACGTTACCGCCAGAACCGGCAGTAACAGCCTGCACCGGTACCGTCACCGATGCCACGCCAGCCGCCACCACATAACCGCCCAGCGTGGCGCTGTATGCTGCATTAGTCGTATCTATTGTGACTAAAAACGACTGCGTGCCATCAGTTGTGGTCACCGTAGTGCCGATGGGGATCACTGCCTGATACGTTGCCGTAAATCGGGCAAATGTCGCCTGGCCGGTAGCAGAGTCCGCCCCCTCGCGGGTAAATCCAAAATCAGCAAACCAGGTATCAAGGTCACTGCCCGAACACGTTGCCGCCCGGATGGTAGCCAACAGGCTGACGATCAGCGACTGTATCCACAGCACTACCCCAGCATTAGCCTCGCACATTGCAAGACTAATGCTGCCGATCGCTGTATCGACAAGGGCCGCGGCTTTGGCTTGTACGGCGGTTACGGAATCGCTAACTATATCCGCAAAAGCCTTTAAATTTAGTGACATGCCATCTCCTAATTTGTCACATCAAAACTCAGCGTCTGCGGCTGATTTGAGTAAGCATCGGTGTATGTCACGTATACGCTTACGCCACCGGAAAACTGCGTGAGTTTCACGGTGGGTTTTGGTGACTGGGCAACACAATCCTCCAAGAGCATCTGGCCTACGATCAGCGCAGTCCATTCGGCAATATTTACTGTCTTGCCAACCAACTTACCCAGGCCAGCGCCGTAATTTAAGTGGAATGGCATATCTCCGGGATTGGTGAGCAACCGGCGCAAAATGTGCTGTCTGCCACGCTCAGACCCGGTGACCGGGCGATAATCTCCGCTCGGGGACGAGCCTAAGTCGCTGCCTATATAGTGATAAAGGTCTGTGAGGTCGGTCATTCTTGTTGTACCGGTGGAGTCGTGATCAGAGTTGAGCTACCACCCTGAACGTTATTAATGGTGTGATCGTGTCCATCGAATATTTTGCGCATGGCAGCCATTGAGTTGCTGTTAGTGCCGGTGTTGTCCTGAATATCTGCCTGACTGGTTATTTTCTGATTGACATTCAGCGAGTTATCCATTTGTACCGGGCCGATAAAATGATGTTGCTGAGCTGTGTAAGTCATGTCGTTCAGGGCTGCGACAGCGACATTCCCGTCATTGGTGAATTTCAGCTTGGAGCCAGATTGGTGAAACAGCCAGAACTCGCCGGATGGCGGGCCTGGGCATTGATCAACATCGTTATAAAACTGCTGGCCTGCCGCGCCCACTCCGATATTGCCGTTATCAAACGTCACTTCGACAATGGCACCAATCATCGGGCCAACTGCCAACCCCCAGCCATTGCCTACCCAGATGCTACCAAATGGGATCCATCCCGTTTCTTCGCCAGATGGCTGTAGTTGTACTTTTACTGCCGGCCGTAATGGGTCGTAGGCTGTAATAACACCCTGCCGAGGGCCAGTCGTTCCTGCAGATGTTTGCTGTGCTCTCGCTGCCATTTGATTTATAAATTGGTTCACACGTCATCCCCTTCCACGGATAGTGCCGGGCTGTGATTTTTGCCTGATGCTGTCATTGTGTAGCCGTCTTCCCAGTCAAAATGGCGTTTGACGCTGTCGCACCAGTAATGCTGGTCGAATAGCGATTGCGTTCCCTCAATGCGGACCAGTGTTTGAGGTGTCAGGAGATTGTCGCCGGCCGTTGAGCCTGAGAATTTCATCTCATGGGCAACGATGTTTTTATAGATGCTTTGCGCCAGCGTATAGGCCGCAGCGGGGGTCAGGCCATTGCGGATAACCCGGTAAATTTGCGTTTGTGGTACAGCGTTGCCGGGTGTCGTAGATTTCGCGTATTTCGGATAACTGGCGGTAAATTGCTTGTTCTTTTTCTTGACGTCCCAACTCATCACTTGAACTGTTACGCCCTTCGAGATAGTCAGTGCCCGGGAAAACTCCAGGTCATCGCTCATATTACATTGGGGGTATTTCAG